AGAACCGAAGGGACTTGCTAAAAGTGATACACTATGGTATCATTGCATTACACGTTAACGAAATGGAGAATTTAGATAATGAAACTAAGTGATACGACTATCTCGGTGTTGAAAAATTATTCCACTATTAATCAGAATTTGATGATTAAAGTTGGGTCTAACCTTTCAACTATGAGTGCTATGAAGAATATTGTTGCAAGTGCAGATGTTCAAGAGACGTTTGAGAAAGATGTTGCCATCTATGATTTGAACGAATTTCTCGCAACTTTATCTTTGTTTAACAATCCAGACTTAGACTTTCAAGATGATTATGTTGTCTTGAGTGAAGAAGGTTCTGGAAGAAAAGCACGGTATTGGTATTCTGATCCATCTGTGGTTACAACTCTAACAAAAGAAATCACAATGCCTGATCCAGACATTACCTTCTCTTTGTCCAGTGAAGAATTATCAGATGTTACTAAAGCTGCCGCAGTTATCGGTGCGCCTGATATGTGTCTTGACTCTAGTGGTCTTAAAGTCACTGACAAAAAGAATGATACTGCCAATGATTACTCTTTGCCTATTGTGCAGAAAGGATCGGAAGTCGTTGATTATAAGTTCTGGTTCAAAGTTGAGAATTTAAAAATTCTGCCGGGAACTTATGATGTGAGTGTATCATCAAAAAACATCAGCAACTTCAAAAATTCTAATGTAGACATTGAATACTTTATCGCCCTTGAACCAGAATCTAATTACGGTTGATAGGGGATTATATATTATGGAAGAATTTTTGTGGGTGGAGAAATACCGTCCAGCTGATGTTCAATCGTGCATTTTACCAAACCAATTAAAATCAACCTTATCAGAATTTGTGTCGTCTGGTGATATTCCAAATGTCACATTTTCTGGTAAGCCAGGTTGCGGGAAGACTACTGCTGCAAAAGCAATGCTTGATGAGTTGGGTCTAACCTATATGATGATCAACGGTTCTGAAGAGTCTGGTATTGATGTTCTCAGAACCAAGATCAAAAACTTTGCTTCCACTGTGTCATTACATGGTGGTCGCAAATATCTGATTTTGGATGAGGCAGATTATCTCAATCCTCAATCAACGCAGCCTGCATTGCGTGGGTTCATCGAAGAGTTTAGTGCAAACTGTGGATTTATTCTCACATGCAATTATGTGAATAGAATTATCCCAGCACTTATCTCACGGTGTCCAACTTATGACTTTGCAATCCCAAAAGATGAAGAGAAAACACTACAAGGTGAATTCTTTTTGAGGGCACTAAATATTCTTAAACAAGAAAATGTTGAATGTGAAAAAAGAGCTGTAGTTTCTCTTGTACAAAAACATTTTCCTGATTGGCGTAGAGTTCTAAACGAACTGCAAAGATACTCTGTGTCGGGTAAGATAGATGCTGGTGTTCTTGTAAACATCTCAACCAATAACATGAATCAATTGATTGGATTTATGAAAAACAAGGAGTTTACAAATGTTCGTGAATGGGTTGTTCAAAATCTTGACAACGATCCTACTCGTTTGTTCCGTTCTCTTTACGACACTATGTACGATTATATGGATGGCTCTAGTCTTCCCCACGTTGTTGTTATACTCGGCGAGTATCAGTATAAGGCGGCATTTGTTGCTGATCAAGAAATCAACACTCTCGCTTGTTTGACAGAGATTATGGCTCGAGGTAAGTTTAAATGAGTGTATATGTTATGGATAATGTGTTGACTCCAGAGTGGGCCCGGTCGATAGAAAATATTGTTATGAGTGGTAGTTATAAATGGGGTGGCAAAAGTCTCTCCATGTCCACTAATTATTATCCCTTAGAATTACCAAAAGGATTAAAGTGGGGAGATTGGGAACCGAAATCAGGTCCTAATTATCATTGGATTAAGAAGTTTGGACATAATGAAAAAGATTTGATCAAGTCAGGCAATGAATGGTGTGTTCAATTGTGGGAGCAATTATTTGTTAACTGCAAATTGAAAGAACATTTCAATATTGAAGAGATGATAGATTGTTACATTAATGTTCACACGCATGGTCAAGCTCCACATCTTCATCCTGATAATGGTAACTTTACCTTACTATATTATCCACAATTAAACTGGGACTATAAAAACTGGGGTGGTGGTACAACTATTTGGGAACCAGATATCGACGGTGTTGAGAATATAGAAAAACTTGAAATTTTAAATCACGTTTCATATAAGGGAAATCGGTTGGTCATGTTTGATGGATGGCACTGGCATAGACCCGAGCCTGTTGCAAGAGTTTGCAAAGAGGCAAGATATGTTGTTGTCTATAAAACTGGTAAGGATGGTGGGAACAGTAAAAGGTTAGATTACCATGACAATTGATGTTTACGATAATGTTTTCTCAGATGTTGATTCTCAACTTATTGATACCATAATGTCAGACAAAGAGTTTATGTGGCAGTTTTATCATACATCAGAAAAATCTGAACCTATATATCACTGGCATCGTTTAGCTGGACATACAAAAGATGAAATAGAAAAAAATGGTTTTGAGTGGTTGTTACCATTTTGGGATCATATTGTGAATAAATATGAAATCAACAAAAAATATGGTGTCGAAAAATTTCGTAGGATTTATTTCAACGCTCACACTTACGGGATAGAACCAAGGCCGCATATTGACGATGGTGATTTTACAATGATGTATTATCCATTATTATCTTGGCGCAAGGATTGGGGCGGTGGCACTACTATTTGGAATGAAGATACCAGTGATGTAGAAAAACATGTTGCATACACAGGGAACAGATTAATTGTTTTCCCTGCCAAAAGATTACATCAAGCTCAACCCGTTCACATAGATTGTTATAAGTTGAGAAGTGTTATCGTATTTAAGTGTTGGAAGGATGATCCAAGTGATGAAAGACTTGACTTCTACAAAAATTAAATTTCTCCAAGAGGCTGGAACTGAAAGTATGCCTCACAAGAATCAAAGTTTATTCGAGCATCTTGTCGGTGTTAGGGATAAATTAAAAAACATGGGCGCACCTGATCATGTTCAAGATGCTGGGCTTTTCCATTCTATCTATGGAACAGATTCTTATAAAAACCAAACAACTAATGACAGGCGAAAGGTCAAAGATTTAATCGGTGAAAGAGCAGAACTTTTAGTTTACATGTTCTGCACTATGCCAAGACCTAGAGCTCAATCTTTTGGTGAAATCGTTGATTCATGTTTACGGAAAGAATTAATGATGATGCATCACGCCAATGAAGAGGATATGAGAGATACGGTTGATAGAGAAATGACTATGGAAGAAGCTTATGGCGGTATAGGTTTTGATAGTGGTAGAGCTTGATACATGTATGAATTAAAAGATTATCTAAACGCAATCAACCAAACAAAAGAACCTTTGATGGACAGTGAGGATGAAACGTGGGAAAAGAAATATCCACCTTTCGTTGTCAACAAATGCCTCATGCCATTTCAAGATACCATATTATTTGTCAATGAGATTAACCAACTACCACATATAGACAAGAAACTACAATTTGACTTTTTTCTAAATAGTCTACGACCAAGAAAAAGATTTAGTCCTTGGGCGAAGGCGAAGAAATTAGATGATCTAGAGTATGTGAAAGAGTATTATGGCTACAACAATGAAAAAGCAAAGGTTGCTCTTGATATACTTGATGATGAACAAATTTCTGCCATAAAACGAAGAACAAGAAAAGGCGGAAAAAATGGAACAAGTTAGTTGGACACAAAATGATATGTTGGAGATTAGTCTGAAAGAACCAGACGATTTTCTAAAGGTCAGAGAAACACTTTCTCGTATTGGAGTTGCTTCAAGAAAAGAAAAAAAATTATATCAGTCTTGTCATATTTTACATAAGCAAGGTAAGTATTATATTGTTCATTTCAAAGAACTGTTTGCATTGGACGGTAAGGATACGAACTTATCAAAAAATGATATCGCAAGAAGAAATACGATTGTTAATCTTTTGGATGATTGGGGATTGGTTGAGGTTTTGGGTACGGCCGAACCAGCCGCTCCTCTAAGTCAAATTAAAGTTATATCATATAAAGAAAAGTCTGATTGGACCCTTGAGACAAAATACAACATTGGTAAAAAACGGGACTAATATCTTGGAAAACTTTAAGTCTTTCATAACAGAACAAAACAGCGATAGCTATCGTGTTGTGGTGGTATCCAATGAGCTTGGAGAAAAGGCAATCACTGCAAAAAGGATGCAAGAAGAAGCAGATAAATTAAAGTATCCAAACTATGTGGTTCCTATGGATGGAACTTATACTGTATTTAATGACGGTGTTAGAACTATACATAAACAAGATGATGATAAAGGGTTTGAGATACACACGAATGATACAGTTGTATTTGTGCGTGGCACCCCAGAAAGAGACAGTCATTTAGATTTAATAACTCAACTTCAACGAGCTGGATATTGTGTTATTAATAGTAGAGAGTGTTTAGAGGTTGCAACTGACAAATACAGATCATATCTTAGACTGAAAGATTTTGGTCTTACTCAACCAAAAACTGTTCTTGTTCCTAATGAAGAAACTATAGAAAAATCATTTGAGGAGCTTGATACTAAATTTCCTATAGTGTTAAAAACTCTTAGAGGCTCTAAAGGTGTTGGTGTGTTGTTTGTCGAATCAGAGAGGTCACTAAACTCTTTGGTTCAACTTTTGTTCAAACAAGATAGTAAAACAGATATTTTGATTCAAGAGTACATCAAAACAGATTTTGATGTTAGGGTCTTAGTTCTTGGTGGTAAAGTTATTGCGACCATGAAAAGAAAAGTCGTTGAAGGTGACTTTAGAAGTAATGCCTCTCAAGGTGCAGATGTTGAAAAATATAATTTAACAGAATTAGAATTGGAACAGTGCATTCTTGCTGCAAAAGCAATCGGTGGTATATTCACTGGTGTTGACTTCATACCATCCTCTGATCCAGAAAATAAACCACCATATATTCTAGAAATCAATAGCTCTCCTGGCACAGAAAATATAGAAAAAGTGAACAACAAAAATATTGTAAAGGATATTTTGACATACTTCGACAATCCAGATTTAAGATATACTGTTCCAAATGAATGTGGATGGGAAGAGGTTGTAGAAATAAAGCCATTTGGTCAATTGACTGCAAAGTTTGACACGGGCAACTACAAATATCCTGTTCTTCATGCTGATGATATCTCAGTAAAAGAAAAGAAAATTTCTTTTAAAAACAATAATAAAACTATAACAACAAACCTTGTTGGTGAATACACATCTGTTACCGGCGGTGGTGAAGATGATAGGTATATTGTAGAATTAGAATTTGAGTTCGCTGGAACGAATTATGGAAAGGTAATGTTTGGCTTGGATAACAGAGATAGAATGGGAACAGATGTTTTATTAAATCGTAAAATCATGAGAGATTTAAATATCATGGTAAACCCACAAAGAAAATATTTAATTACTACGCCAATGTCTCTTGACAAATAACTACAAAGGTGTTATAGTCTGATAATGGACTTCTATACAAATGTACTTCAGTGGGGCAACACTATCTTTTACAGAGGTGTTGAAAATGGTCAACGTATCAAGAAGAAAGTTCGGTATTCACCGACTCTGTTCGATCTTGTACAAACTCCTACAAATTACAAAACCTTAGATGGACGATATGTAGAGCCACATCAATTTGCTTCTATCGAAAAAGCAAAAGATTGGTATGACAGTCGTAAAAATCAAGATGTAATCTTCGGCAACAATCAGTATGCCTACTGCTATATCAGTGATGAGTACCCTAATGATGTGCCGTGGGACAAAGATAAAATCTGTATTGTCACAATTGACATTGAGGTGGAGTGTGAAAATGGATTTCCGAATCCAAGACAAGCAGAAGAGCCTCTTCTGTCAATCACTCTTAAAAATCATCAGAACAAAAAAATTATGGTCTGGGGCTTGCATGAATTTCAAAACTATCGTGATGATGTAACCTACATTCAATGTAGGGATGAGGCTGACTTGCTTCGTAAGTTTGTTCATGAGTGGTCGGTTATTGAGCCAGACGTTATCACTGGTTGGAACACAGAGTTCTTTGATATTCCTTATCTGTGTAATCGTCTTGCAAAAGTATTTGATGAGGAGTCTGTCAAGGCTCTCTCTCCTTGGGGTAGAGTTCATGATCGTGAAGTTTATCAGATGGGCCGCAAACATCAAATATATACGATCTATGGCATTGCTGCTTTAGATTACTTTGACTTGTATCGTAAGTTCACTTATACGAACCAAGAACGTTACACGTTGGATCATATTGCATTCGTTGAATTAGGAGAACGAAAAGACGGAAATCCGTTTGAGACATTTAAAGAATGGTATCAGAAAGATTATCAGTCGTTCATTGAATACAATATCACTGACGTTGAGCTTGTTGATAAGCTTGAAGATAAGATGCGCCTTATTGAGTTGTGTCTAACAATGGCATATGATGCAAAGGTAAACCTGACAGATGTTCTTGGCTCTGTTCGTTATTGGGATAATATTATTTACAATCA